ATGGATGCTCTAAAAGAAGAGCAACAAACTGCAAAGGCAGAGCTAAAGAAAGCAGAAGAAGCTGCAAAAGCACCACCTCCTGTTACAGAAGATCCTGAATTAAATTCTTGGATTGATCGTAANGATTGGTTTGGTAAAGATACTCGTATGACTGCCGTTGCTAACAGCGTAGGTGTGGAGATTCGTAAAGAAAACCCATCTTTAGTTGGTAAAGCATTTTTAGACAAACTTGATCAGGAACTAGCTGAAATTGCTCCTGAGAAGTTTGGAAAGAAAAAGAAAGTGTTAAATCCTATGGATGGAGCACCAGACGGTACGAGTAGGCCTTCAGCATCTAAAGGCAAGAAGTCGTATGACAATTTACCAGTAGATGCTAAAGCAGCTTGCGATAGATTCGTTAAGCAAAAGCTTATGACACGAGAACAGTATGTTGCAGATTACGCATGGGATTGAGGGAGAACAAAATGGCTAAAGCACAAGAAACAATGACTACTACAGAGTCTACTAAGCAAGTACGTACCCGCCAACGTGGTACATTTAATGGGACTCGTGGTAAGTTGCAAGTAGGACACTCTATACCAGGGTATCACTTGCATATTTTTAATGATATGCCAGGTCGTATTCAAGCTGCGCTTGATAACGGTTATGAATTTGTTCATCCCAACGAGGTAGGTGGTGTTACGGAAAACGTGGTTAGCCGTAATACAGATCTTGGAGAAAAGGTTCGCTTTTTGGTAAACCCTAACGATACAGAACCAGGCTATGCTTACTTGATGAAGATCAAAGAAGAATGGTGGATCGAAGATCAACAGGAATTACAAAGAAAGAACGATATGACTGATGCTGCTATTCGTGCTGGTAAAATTACCAAAGATGGCATGAATACTGAAGGCTTCTATGATGCTGGCATCAAGTACGGAAAATAATTTAATCCATAAGGAGTTTTTTTAAATGGCAAATACAAACGCGCCTCGCGGGTTGTCGCCAGTAGGTACTATTACTGGCGCACCTTTCAACGAGCAAGGTCAACTGTATGCTATCGCTACCGACTCGTCTAACACATACGCTATTGGCGATGTAGTTAAACTTGCTACTGGTTCTGATGCAAACGGCGTACCTTACTGCATTAAAGCAGCATCTTCTGACGTTCCTGTTGGCGTTATCGTCGGCATTCGCGCAGCAGATCCTGGTGTTTCGCTGCAAGGTACTAACATTGACCTTGGTAAGATCTATCTGTCGCTGTCATCTGGCACTCGTTATGTCAACGTAGTCACCGATCCTAATGTCATTTTCTCTATTGAATGTGATGCTACTGGTGTTGCTGCTGCTGACGTAAACAAGAACGCGGGTATGACTATTACTGCTAACCAGACTTCTTTGTCGCAATCAAGCCCACTGTCTTCGACAGTTTTGGCTGGTTCTACTTTGCTGGCTCAAGGTTCGTCCGGTTCGTTGGCTCTGCCTTTGACCGTTATTGGCATCACACAACGTGCTGATAATGTACCTGGTGCTTATGCCGATGTACAGGTTATCTTTAACCGTCATCAGTTCAAGCAAGCCCAAGGCACTGCTTAATTAATAGGAGAATAAATAATGGCTGGTGTAATTACTACTGGTACTCACCCAAAAGCCCTGTGGCCTGGCGTAAAAGCTTGGTGGGGTCAAGTTTATGACGAACATCCAGAAGAGTATATCCATCTCTTCGACCGAGATACTTCGTCACAAAACTACGAAGAAGACGTTCAACTGACAGGTTTTGGTCTTGCTCCAATCAAGGTTGAAGGTCAAGGCGTTGCATACGATTCAGAAGTTCAGGGCTTCGTAACACGTTATACCCACGTTGCATACGCACTTGGTTATATCGTAACTAAAGAAGAACTAGACGACAATTTGTATGAGAACGTCTCTAAGCGTCGTGCTGCTGCTTTGGCTATGTCGTTCCGTCAAACGAAAGAGAACGTAGGTGCTAACATCTACAATCGTGCATTTAACGGCACATACTCTGGCGGTGACGGTAAGGCAATGTGTGCAACAGATCACCCAAATACATCGGGTGGTACGTTTGCTAACAAGCCAACTGTTGACGTTGATTTGTCAGAAGCTGCTCTGGAAGATGCTACTGTTGCCATCATGGGCTTTCAAAATGATCGTGGTTTGTTGATCAATGTGATGCCTAAGTCGTTGGTTGTTGCTCGTCAAGAGTGGTACAACGCTAACCGTATCCTGAAGTCGGTGTACACACCTGGTTCAGCAAATAACGACATCAACGTCTTGAAGGCTACTAATGCTCTTCCAGATGGTATCGTTATGAATCACTATCTGACTTCGCCTCACGCATGGTTCATCCGTACTAACATCATGAACGGTCTGAAGTACTATGAGCGCGTCGGTATCACGTTCGATCAGGACAATGATTTCGACACCATGAATGCTAAGGCTAAAGGCTATGAGCGTTACAGCTTTGGCTGGACAGATCCACGTGCAATTTATGGCTCAAACGGCCCTTGAGTTTAGAATAGCATAAGAAATAATGGCTAAGAGTAAATCTCAAAAAGCCGCAGATATGCGTGAATATCGTAAGAGAAGTCCAGATACATTTCGGAATATAGAACTAAAGAAAAACTTCGGTATTACTTTAGATCAGTACAACGAGATGCTGGATTCTCAAAACGGTGTTTGCGCTATTTGCAAAAACCCTGAGACTACGATTAACCATCAAAGCAAAAAGGTTCAAAACTTAGCTGTAGACCATTGTCATACTACAGGTAAGATTAGAGGACTTCTTTGCAACCTGTGTAATACAGGACTAGGTAAGTTTAGAGAAAATCCTGACTTCTTAGCACAAGCAATTTCTTATGTAATTAAACACAAGTAGCCCATAATATACTTGACAAAAGTATAAAATAGTGGTATAATATAGGGAAGATAGTAGCTCACAAGGCTGCTATCTGTCCCTATTTATTGGAGATAGAATGCAAACAATTAAGACTCCGGCAAAAGGTATTGCCAAAAACAAAAAAGGATCTCCTGCTCCTGCGCTGAAAAAAGCTAAAGACATGAATACATTGAAAGCAGCTGAAACATCAGGCGCACAAGAATCTGGTGTTAAAAAGAAACGTATGACTGCTGTTGCATCCATTAAATACCCTAAAGGTTAATATGTGGATTAAACCATCAGCAACAGATCTTCGTTTTGGCTTTGAAATTACAATGTATATAGCAATTCGATAATATTATTAAACCCTTAACGCCTTCGGGCGTGATTAACTCACGTTAAGGACATTAAATGAGTAACCCTACTCGACTGTACTCTGGTCTTTCGACCGCATATTCTAACGAAGTTTTCTACAGCTATCCTTATCCAGATCCGTTCCATACAGCTAGCACTGCTGCTTTGGGTAGCACTAGCTACATGAACGATTTTAACACACTAATTGGTACTGATTTTACCGTTACTGGTGCTAGTTCAACCTTTGCTCTTGGTACTGCTGTTGGTGGTATTGCTGTGTTGACACCAGGCGGCACTACAACTGCTACTGCTGCATACAAAAACGGTCAAGCATTCCAGTTTATCGCTGGTAATCGTTTTTGGTATATTGCTCGCTTTAAAGTATCTGCTGTTGCAGGTAACGTATCTTACTACGTTGGTCTGCGTAATGGTTCAAGCACTACTGACGGTTTGTGGTTTGCTAAAGCTGCTGCTTCGACAAGCATTAACTTAGTTTCGACAGTAGGTTCTACTGCAACTACATTAGTTACTGGCGTAGCTACTGCTGCTGCTGATACGTATGTTGAGGTTGGTTTGTACTACGATGGTACTGATTTGTTGGTATATGCTAACAATTCTATAGTGGCTCGTGTTTCAGTCCCTACTATTGGTTCTTCTGCCACAACATTGACTAATGCTGTTCTTGGTCCTGTTCTGCAAATTACTCCAACAGCAACTGATACCCTCACCGTAGACTTTATCGGCACTGCTCAAGAANTANCACGTTAATAGGAGGCGTAAATGGCTAACGTAGTCAACACGCAGATCCTTGTAGACGGTGCTAGGAATGCAGTAGTTAAGATAACTGGTGTATTGGACACAGGCAATGTTTCTTCTACAGTAGTTGTTGATCCTGCTAACTTTTCACCAAAACCTACGGCATTTAGAATTGATCATATAGATTATTCAATTTCTGATCCGTTGGAAGTACGTCTGCAATGGGATGCTACAACTCCTCTTGATATTTTACCTATTGCTGGCCGTGGTCGTATGAGCTTTTGGAACTTTGGCGGCTTAATAGACAATGGCGGTACAGGTGTCACAGGTAAAATCAATCTATTAACTTCTGGCTACAATGCGACTACTTTAGGTACAACACCTTTAGTGTTCTCAGTAGTTTTAGAGATGGTTAAACAAGGCGTTTAATGCAAACTAATCTTGATGCCAAGGAAATTCAATTAGTAGCCACAATCACTAGAGCTGATGGCACTGTTGAATACCTTGGTGTCATAGATTATTGGCATAAAAACCCAATTAAACGATTAATTTGGAACTTGAAGAAGTTCTTTAAAAGGAAATAATTATGAGCACTTTGCTTGTTAATACAGGTAAAGCTATTGTAACCAACTTCTTATCCGGAGGTTCAGCTACTGTGCCTAAGTATATCGGATGGGGTACAGGTGCT